GCTGAGTTTGCTGGGTTTGCTGTAAGTTCTGCTGAACCTAAATGTGGATTCGCAGTGGTTCTAGAAATTGCAGAACCGTCTGCTGTAAATTCTGTTATAGTTGCATGTTCTATTGAAGGGTTAGTTACTCTATTTATGCCAGGAGTACCTGTAGTAGCTAGTTCCCAATTCGCAGTAGTTCCTGCAGCAGTTCCTTGGTCTAAGTCATAATATGGACCTGCATGGATATTTATTAAATCTGCCGCTGAAGTTCCTACTGTACCACTAAACGCTACATATCTATCCCAAGGTTGTACGGCAGTTCTAGTACTTGGAACAGTATTCCAAGACCTCCACCCTCGTGAATCTTTAAAATCATTTGTAAATGCCATGTGTTATATTCTCCTAATTATCTGTCCACATTAGTATTCCTACGAAGCTGCCTAGTACTGCAACTGTGTGTATCAATAAGATACCTGCTGATATAAAGGCAGCTTTGGCTCCGTAGATTTTGGTTCTCCAATGCTTAATGTCTTCAACATCTGTACTAATATTTTGTATTCCATTTGTTAAAGTTTTATTTAATTCAGTCTGACTTTCGATATAATTGTCGAGTCTTTCCATGTACACAGCTAACTGTATTTCTTTAGACCGAGTAGGGGTAGCCATTGAATGATTACCTTCCTAATACTAATACTCTAATTCCAATACCACTAGCATCTGCTGTATCACCAAGTTCATCTAGAGCGGCAGCATCTGCACCAGCCTCATAGATTTCAAACTTAGTATTAGTGTAATCATATTGTGCTACATAACCATCAGACTTCTGTGAAATTAATACTAGAAAAATTTCACTCAATCCAAAGTTAGCGGCAGTACATGATTCCCCACCAGTAGGGTAAGAGTCATCAAAAGTAATATCCTTAATTGTATATCTAATGTCACCCATTACACCCTGAACATCTCTTGAAGTTCCTGGATTTGTAATTGTCAATGCCATAATTTATGTTCTCCCTTTTTAAGAGTTAATTTTTAAAACAATGGGAGGGGAGAATTAACTCCCCTTCCCATTAAAGTTGATTTCTTTCTTACGAGTTTAAGTCAACTATTTTTGCTTGCGTAATGAAATTGTGACATCTCAATTCAGCCATAGTGTATAGTAAACCTCTTACCACTAACGCATTAGCTGCGAAGTAGTCTCTGTTTTCTACATACTGAGTCGGTTGAGCTACAGCAATTTCAAGGTAGTCTGTGTCCAAAACTAGAACGTTTGAACCACCAACTGCGTCAGCCGAGCTAACGTTTTTAACAACGTCTGCGTCTGGCAGTATTGGAATACCTTGGTAAGTAGCAAGTACTAGACCAGTTCGAGTTCCTGGGAAAGTTCTTTCTGAACCTACACCAACTTGGTACTCTTCCTGTCCTAAGTATCTCTGTTGTGATTGTAGTAATCTTTCCAACTTGAAGTATTGGTCGTGACCCAAAACAATTAGTTTTGGCTCCCCACCGTTAGTTCTTATTGTCTGAATACAATCATCAATTAGACTTAACGAAAGGTCTCTTGCTGTACCGTTGTTATCTTTAACAGTACCTGCAGCGTTCCAGTTTCCTGATGCTCTTGCACCAAATGTTAAGTCGTAAGCGTTTACTCCACCGTTTGCGGCGAAGTTTGAGTTAGAGTCGTATGAACCACCAACAACGGCACCGTCATAGTTAACGATGTCTTCAATGGAAGTCATACCTGCTCTACCTTCAACTATCATACCATCTCCGTCTGCAATTGCAGCGGATGTAGTAGCGTGAGTAATCACACCAGTAGATGTGCTCACTGATTCAACAGCTACTCCAGATGTATTTATGTAGTCGTTTGCAGAGGTATCCCAAAATGATAGGGTATCTCCGATTTTTATGTTCTTAGCAACTGATGCTGGAACCGTAGTTGTAGTCGTTGAACCGGCTGATGCAACGAATCCAGAACCTGCTAACAGCTCTTCGTTAATTTCCTTAACGTGGTCGAGCTGTGCGTTCTCATTTTCCAATGCCAAAACATCACCAACACCACCTTCTAGCTGTGCAGTAAAGACTGACTTCACTGAAGCACCGAAAGTAGTTGAAACGATTTTTGGTAAGCTAGAGACGTTCTCAATAGCTGATACGTCTACAGTTGGGATGGAGCCAGTCTCTGTAACAGGTCGTGACCTTCCACTACCCCTGTCACTTCTGATTCTCCAACCAGCTGTGTTACCCCAAACGTTTCTTGGGATTGCATTGAAAAATCGAGTTTGGTTGTTAAGTGCGTGCCAGACTTTTCTACCATAAGTGGTATTAAAGATTCCAGTAGCAGTGTCAACCGTGAAATAAGTTTGCTTCTGCAAGTATTCAGGTCCGAATACTGAAGAATACAATCCTCTTTGTGACTGAGAAATGAACTCAGTTAACGATGGATTTGCCATAACTTAATTTCTCCTCTTCTTTCAATTTAGTTTATTATCAATTTATCCAAGAAGTTCTCTTGGAACACCGTCAGTGTCTCCACTTTCGATTTTAGTCTGTATATCTCTCAACTGTTTGTACGAGAGAGTCTGAAGTTGGTCTACGGTATCTCCGGCAGGTTGTCCTTTAACAATTGGTGTAGAACCATCTGTTCCTAAAGGATTTGCGTTTGGAGAGTCAGGTGTAAATACCTGTGGTCGTTGTAAACCGTTTTCTTCTCTGAAGCCCATTTTTCTTAGTCTAGCTTCAGTTTCAGTTTGAACAGACGATTCAAGCTGTTTCTTAAGAGTTTCGATTTCTTTCTTCATGTCTTCGATATCAGAAGATTCCTCTTCTTCTTCGTCACCATCTTTAGACATCTTTGCCTCTTCGTCATCACTTGTGTCGGCTTTGTCCACGTCTTCCTCTTCTGAGTCATGACCTGGTACGTGTTCTTTATCCATATCTTCTTCTGGGTCCTCTTCTTTTTTAAGAGAGTCAGTTGAAGCTTGGATAGCATTCTGTTGGTCTTCTATCTTGGTAGTAGGAGAAACGGGTTTTTCTGTGTCAGCGGCAGCAGGACTAGTAGCCTTTGCAGGTCTGTCTTTGTCACCATCTGTGTCTAAACCAAGTTTGTTGTCAGGGTCTTCTTTTAGAAGCTTAACAACTGAATCAGCAACGGACTTCACTAGCTCGGCTTGAGCTGCTTTTGCCATTTCTTCTTCGTTACTTTCGTTTTCTTCTTCTTCCTGTTTAGAAAGGCGTGCATCCATTTTTTGAAGCACTTCGGCAACAGCACCTAATGCGAGGGAGTTACCCTCTAATTGTTTCTGTATGTCGTCTATTTCTGACATAATTTACCATTCCTTACTTTTAGGTTTTAAAGTTTTGTCTCGACCATTCCAAGCCACGCTGATTGCATGGTTGGTCTTAGCCATCCGACCCCACAATTCTGTGTGTTTTAGAAAATTTCTAAGAAAAATATAAATAATTATATTTCACCTAGTTTATTATACGAATTAAACCTAAAATTTTTACAAATTAGTCAGTTTCTATCTTAGAAGGAACACCATTTGCTTCAAAGGAAAGCATATCGTTGCGAAAATCGTAGAGTGGTACCTGAATTAGCTTCTTCAATTTCTCTAATTGATTGCCTTCAGACATTGAGGCTTCGACTAAATCTAATACTTTTCCAACCATTCTTGAGTGTGTTGCAATTATATATTCCTGTTCTGATGTTACTTTACTTATATCTACCATTACTACTCCTTAGTATCCAAACACGTTAGGGAAGTACTTAGAAAAAATTTTATCAAACTCTTGTTGAAAAGTTTTAGTTAAAAATCCAGTTCCTCCACTAGGGCTTATTTCTTTATACGTATACCAACCTGCACCTAAGTCAAGTGGTCGCATATCTTGGTAAGTCTTAGTATGTGCTCTTACAGTTATTGTTTTTCCTGAAGGAAGTTTTCTTTGATGTGCAGGAATGGGTGAATCATAAGACCCTTTAAATTTTACAGGTTCTTTCTTTCCCCCATCTATTTTATCAGCATATTCAGCATCATAGGAAATAGAAAAGCCCCCACCTGAAAGTGTAGTGTATCTACCAGATGCTTTTAAGTTACCTGTTTTTCCCACAGGACATTTTTCCTGTGTTAATTTGAATATCTCTTTACCCATGTCATCAACTACACGTTTAAGTTTATCGTTAAGTCCTGTAGGTAAAAATCCTGCTTGTGCCATAGTAAACTCCTATATTATATTATACGAAGGGGGAGGAGTTTTTTACTCAGATTTAGGTTCAGATTCTCTTTTAGCTTCTTCTTCCCTAGCTTGAATCTTTTTTTGAATGTCATATTTAGTAATTCTTTTAGGATGTACGCCAGGCATTCTAATCTTTTTTATGAATTTTTTATCAGTGTTCATTGTAAAGGAATGTCCTCTTTATAGATTTGTCTAGCTAATAATTTATCAGCAACCTTATCTTCTATCTCATCTTTTTTCATTACTGCAATAGTTGCTCCAACACCTAATGCTAAAGCTCCTATGAGTGGTAAGCTCTTTACTAGTCCTTCTCTAATTTCTTTTCTGGTCATGTGTATATTCCTTCTTAGAAAGCTTTTCCTATAATCACTATTGCTATCAGCAAAATAGCTAAACCAGCTACTTGAATTGTCAATTTAATTTTGCTCCACATTTTATTCACCTTCTAATATTTTCATCCCTAATGCTATTATGCCACCGATTGTTGCAGTGGACACTTCTGGCATTCCCTGAAATAAGCCTACCACAGAAAGTGTAGTAAGGCAACCTATAGCAAGAAATATTTGAGGTCTAAATTTTCCCATAATAGTTTTCTCCTTTATTTATCTTATAGCTGAATCAAGAGCATCTAGTGTCTTTTCTATGTAATTCAACTTTGTAGATGTTACGTCTAGTAATCCTCTTAGTTCAATAATACCAGTTGCCCCTGAGTTATCCTTGACTTCTTCTACTTGGGCTTGGAGAGTTTTAATATCTTCCTGCATATTTGTAATATTATTTTGCAAAGT